ATTGTAAAAATTCAATCATTATTCTCTCTCCAGTTGTTAATATCTTCTTTGCTCCAAAGACAAGCGTACTTTTGATTAAGTTTGCCCATGTCTGATGCAAAAACTTTTTGCAGTGCTGACAGCTTGCCACCTGCGGTTTTAAGCTCAATAAACCATGTACTGCCATTAGGTAAACACACGATTCTATCTGCCACTCCCCGACAAGCAGGGGAGGTGAACTTATACGATTTGCCGTCCATTTCTTTGACGACTTTTATTAAGTATTTTTCAATGTCTTTTTCTAACATGGCTAAAGTTTATCATTGCAAACTTTTCTTTGCAAACTTTTTTTGATATACTGCAATCTCATTAAACAATTAGAGGCTAAACGATGAGTGATTATAGACTAAGCGCGATTGAAGAAACCAACCGTGACATCATTAAAGCAATATCATTACTGCGCAACCTAGACCATAACTTTTCACACTTAGAAGGTGTTGGTCATTACCATGCTATTGTGGAATCATGCCGTCAGATACTGGAAACTGTGTCTGAAGAACTTGTGCAAATTGTGGTTAGAGAAATATGAGGAGGAAGTATGAGAGTACGCCAAAGAGGATTCAATCGCTACGATGTAAAATGGCGCAGTTTTGAATACGCGATGTTTACTAGAGATATGACTATGACGCATATATTTAGAAACGAACGCCCTTATAAAGTCCATGCGGTGCTAAAAAGAATAGGCGCAATAAGATGGTAAATGATTTGTACGAACGCTCCGTATCTTAAAGTTGCTATCTGGTTTAGAGAAATATGAGGAGGAAGATGATGCCAATGACTAAATGCGGTAAGTTTTATTACTATGGTAGGAAGTCACGGGCAAAGATGATGGATGATTTAAACCTGCGGTACGACATAGATAAAGACCATGTAAGAAATTATTTAAAACACTTTTGGAGAAAGACAAATGAGCCATTCAAGTATTGCCGGCGGTAGCACCGCCAAACGAGTTATCGCGTGTCCTGCCAGTGTTAAGCTGGTGCAACAAATGCCACCTAAACCATCATCATCGTATGCCGATGAAGGGACGCTTTGCCACCTTGCAATGGAAAAACTACTCACTGAGGATAACTTTAACATTTACAGTTTGTCGTATGCAGGCATTGATATGACAACTGAGTTGGCAAAAGAAAAGATTGAACCGGCGCTGGCGGCGCTTGATGAAATTGACCCTTCTAAATCGATGGAGTTTACCGTTGAAGCTAACGTAAGCTACGGTGATTTCTTGCCTGACGTGTTTGGTAGCGTTGACCTTATCGGTAGACTTGGAGACCGCGCTGTCATATTAGATTGGAAGTTTGGCAGTGGCGTTAGCGTGGAAGTGGAAGAAAACGAGCAGCTCCTGTTTTACGCCGGCGCAGCAATGCGCACAAAAGGGCTAGAATGGGTGTTTGATGGCGCGGCGTCTATTGAACTTGTGATTGTTCAACCCCCGTCTGTTAAGCGCTGGAAAACCACCGCTAAACGCATTCGTGAGTTTGAGAAAACGCTTAAGAAAGCTATCGATTTGTCTGAAACACCTGATGCACCGTTAGCCAGTGGCAAACACTGCAAGTGGTGCGCGGCTAAGCCAACTTGCCCGTTAATGACAGGTGAGGTAGATAGAGCGCTGAAAGCAACGCTAGATAATATTGATGCAGAATCTATTGCAAACTATTTACAACAAGCTGAGATTCTGGAACAATGGATTACCGATTTGAGAGCATTAGCGTTTCAAATGCTCGAAGCGGGCAAACCAGTCCCTAACTACAAACTTGTTGCAAAGCGGGGGACAAGAAAATGGACTAATGAGGCGCAAGCAGTAGAGTCGCTTTTGGCTCTTGGTCTAACAAATGATGACATCTACGATTCCAAATTGGTTTCGCCGGCGCAAGCAGAGAAGAAATTAAAGGCTCTGAAACTGCCCATGCCAAATGATGTTGTTGCAGTGGTATCTTCTGGCAGTACAATGGCGCACGAATCTGACCCGCGCCCTACTGTCTTACTAATCGGGCAACAATTAACAAACGCCCTCAATAAACTTTAAAGGTAATCTAAAATGAACAACGTATCTGTATTTGGCAACGCCAACCTTCCAGCAGTTAACAGCATTTCTAACGCATTACGCAACATTCAAACTGACACCAGCACGGCTGGCGGCGTGACTATCCTTAAAATGGATAGAACAGGCCACTGGGTGTATGGCGCGTCAGAAACCGAAGTAGACAATGATTCTGTTTGGGCAGTTAATCCTTTCAGCTTTACGCACGGCTTTATTGCGTGGGGTGAAGGTGAAGTATTAGGTGAGAAAATGGTCAGCGTAACTGAGCCATTGCCGCAAGTTGAGCCTGCGCCTGCCGCTGCTAAACGCGGTTGGGAAACGCAAGTGGGGTTTTCGCTTAAATGTATTGATGGCGAAGACAAAGGTGAAGAAGTGCGCTACGCAGTCACTAGTGTAGGTGGTAAACGCGCCGTGCAAACACTAGCAGTCAACATTGCTAATCAAGTAGAAACAGACCAAACTAAGCCTGTCGCTGTTGTATCTTTGGGCAAAGAACACTATCAACATAAAGCCTACGGGCGTATCTACACCCCGATGTTTGACATCGTGGAGTGGATTAGCCTAGATGGTGAACCTGAAGACACACCCCAAGAAGTCATCGAAGATGACGCGCCTGCCACCCGCCGCAGACGCGCATAACCGATAAGGAGAGGGGCGGCTGAAAGGCCGCCTTTTTTTATGCCTATACTTTATATCGATTTTGAAACAAGAAGCGAATGTGATTTGCCTAAGCACGGCGTTTACAATTACGCGCAAGATTTGACCACTGACGTGCTGTGTATGTGCTACGCCTTTGATGATGGCAACGTGCAGACATGGACGCCTGATATGCCGTTTCCTGATGACGTGCGCAATTACACGGGTCAGATACGGGCGCATAACGCCGCGTTTGAGCGTTTGATATTCTGGTACGTTCTACAAATAGACTTTAAACTTGAGCAGTTTTACTGCACCGCTGTGCAAGCACGGGCAAATTGCCTTCCGGGCAGTCTTGAGGATGTTGGTCGCGCTATCTCTAGCGAGATGCGCAAAGACTACCGTGGCAAAATGCTGGTCAAGCAGTGCTGCACTCCTCCTTTTAACACCAAATTGCTACCTGAGCTTATCGAGTATTGCCGTCAAGACGTAAGAACCATGCGAGCCGTGTCTACTGCACTGCGTCAGTTGACAAATGACGAGCTTGCAGACTATCACGTCAACGAGCGCATTAACGACGCGGGTGTTCTCGTGGACGTTGACTTGTGTCGCGCCGCTATGCGTTACGCCAGTGTTGAGCTTGAGGAAATCCAATCTCGCGTCGTGGAGCTTACGGACGGTGCAATTAAGTCTGTTCGTTCACCGAAGATGCGTGAGTGGGTGCTTGAGCGTGTTGGTGAGTCTGCACGAGCGCTGATGTGGAATGGTGAGAAGTATTCTATCGACAAAAGCGTTCGCGCTAATTTGCTATTGATGGACGACCCTGAAGAAATCCCGTCGCACGTTGCGGAAGTTATACAATGCGCTGATGACTTGTGGGCGTCGTCTGTGGCGAAGTTTAGCCGTCTGCTTTCTCTTGCAGATTTTGAAGACCATCGTGTGCGTGGCGCGTTTGTGTTTAATGGTGGCAGTGCGACTGGTCGAGCGTCGTCCTATGGTGCGCAGGTGCATAACTTTACGCGTAAATGCGCTAAAGAGCCACAACGGGTGCGTGATGATATGGTCGTTGGGCGTGACATTGTTCCGGTGCATGGCAAGCGTGTGACGGACGTTCTCAAAGGTATGCTTCGCCCTGCGCTGATGCCTGCTATTGGAAACGTGCTTGTGGTAGCAGATTGGGCAGGTATTGAAGCGCGTGTGACGCCTTGGGCGAGTTTGCAGCATGGCAGTGAGGACGTGCTTGATGTGTTTCGCAGTGGCGAGGACATTTACGTCCGTGCCGCTGCTGGTATCTTTAACCGTCCGATGGGTATGATAACGCCTGACCAACGTCAAATTGGTAAGGTGGCTATTTTGTCGTGCGGCTATATGGGTGGCGCGGGCGCGTTTGGCGCGATGGGTAAAGCCTATGGTATCTCCTTACCTGAAGCTGAGGCTAAACGCACCGTTGACGCGTGGCGTCGCAGTAACACTTGGGCGGTGCAGTATTGGGGTGAGCTTGAGCGAGCATATATGTGCGCCATGCGCCATAAGGGTCGTGAGTTTACCGCTGGTCGCGTGACGTATCTGTTTGACGGTGTGAATTTGTGGTACGCCCTGCCGTCTGGTCGGGTGCTGTGTTATCCGTCAGCGTATATTGAAGACGGCAGTGTATCTTACGCTAAGGCGGCGTGGAAACCCGCTGCTGATGCAGTCGAATGGCCGCGAGCTAGGCTATGGGCTGGACTCGCTTGTGAGAATATTACACAGGCGATTGCAAATGATTTACTTCGTGACGCATTAGCGCGAATCGAGCATAATGTCGTGCTTCATGTTCACGATGAAATCGTGCTAGAAGTGAAAAAAGAAGACGCGGCGACAGCCGCGCAAGACTTGGAAACCGTGATGTGTAGCGCCCCTGCGTGGGCAGAAGGATTACCCTTAGCGGTTGGTGTATCAACATTAGAGAGATATGGAAAATGAATTTTATTACTTACTTGGAACGTATCGCGCCTGAAGGCGAAAGTATCCTTTTGGTTAAGCAAATTGCTAAAGATAACGGTCAGTTTGCATGGCCTGCTTATCTTCCTTCTCGATACGACGGCAAAGGCGCGTGGTATGGTAATACCGCGTCGTTTATCGCGTCACGTTTTAAAGATGGTAAACCATCGGCGAGTGCGGGCAACTGCGAGTACGTTGCTTTTCTCGTGCTTGACGACATTGGCACCAAGAGTTTGCGTCCTCCTATCGAGCCGACATGGATAATGGAAACCTCACCGCAGAATTATCAGTGGGGGTACACGTTTGCTTTAGATGATATGCCAACTAAGGGCGAGTTTAGCGCCGCCATTAAAGCAATCGCTGACGCGGGCTATACTGACAGTGGCGCGATTAACCCCGTGCGTAATTTTCGCCTTCCTGCGTCAGTGAATTTGAAGCCTGACCGTGCGTCGTTCAAATCTATCCTCGTGGAGTTTCACCCTGAGCGTGAATTTACGCTTGACCAAATTTGCTCGGCGCTTAACGTTCACCCGTCTGCGGCTGACACGGCGACAGTGCGCCCGATTGCTATCATCGACACAGGTAATGATGACGTGCTGGAGTGGCTATCTTCTCGTGGCGATATTTTAGAGTCTGCTAACGCTGAGGGGTGGGTTGGGGTAGTTTGTCCAAATCACGTTGAGCACACCGACGGGCAGCTGATGGGCAGATACCACCCACTTAACCGCGCTTACTGTTGCTTTCATGGGCATTGCTCGTTGTGGGACAGCCGTACTTACCTCGCGTGGGTGGCTGAGATGGGCGGCCCTAAACACTCACATGGTCTTCGTGAAGAGATATTGGCAGAGGTCATGCACACAGCGATTGGCAAACTCGAGCCAACAGATATGTTCAGCACTGACGCGGCGGCTATCATTGCAGAAGTCGAGCAGAAGGAAATCGCGCGGCTTGAGAAGGCGGAGTGGTATCAACGCTTTGCTTACGTCATGTCAGACGATTCCTACTTCGATTTGCAAAACCGTCGTGAATTCTCACGTCAAACGTTCAACGCCGTGTTTCGTCATGTGTCGTGCAAAAGTATTCACTCCGACCGTAAGATAGAGGCCGCTATGAGCTTTGACGAGAATCGTCAGGTGATGGGTGCTAGAGTGCTGGCAGGTATCACCTTTGCTGCGGGTGACTCGGTGATTGCGCATCGTGACGGTGAATTGTATGGCAACCGCTGGCGTGACGCTCGTCCAGATTCATCTCGTGGCGGAAATTTGGGTGGCAATATATCCTTGTGGCTTGACCACTGTAAATCGCTTGTTCCTGACGAGCGTGAGCTTAACCATATATGGGATTACATGGCGTTTAAAGTGCAGAATCCGCGCGTTAAGATTAATCACGCTATTCTTCACGCCGGCGGTCAAGGTATCGGTAAAGATACGATGTATGCGCCGTTCATTTACGCTGTGTGCGGCCCTCACCTGCGCAACTATTCGCTTATGTCTACCGATACCATTCAGTCCGCGTGGGGATATCATTTAGAAGCAGAAATCGTAGTCATTAATGAGCTTAAAGAAGCTGACAGCGCCGCGCGTCGGATGCTTGCTAACAAACTTAAGCCCGTCATTGCCGCGCCGCCTGAGATGCTATCCGTTAACCGTAAAGGCCTTGCGCCTTACAATCTTGTGAACCGTCTTGCCGTGCTTGCGTTCTCTAATGACCGTGTACCGTTGTCACTTGAAAGCGGCGACCGTCGCTGGTTTGCTACTTGGAGTACGGCAGAGCGCTTGCCTCCGCAATCAGCTACCGCTATATGGAGATGGTTTAATGACGGCGGTGGGTATGACCTTATTGCCAACTGGTTGTTCTTGCGTGACGTGTCTGCGTTCAACCCTGCTGCGCCTGCGCCTATGACAGACTTTAAGATGTCGCTGGTGCAAAATGGTATGTCCGCAGTTGAGTCGTCGCTTCTTGACATGATTACGCTGCGCATGGGTGAGTTTGCGTCCGGTGTGATTGCCTCTCCTTTTCAAGCCATCTGTGAGCGCGCCGCTATGTCGTTTGGCAGTAAACAATTTCCACCTGCTGCGCTGTTCCACGCACTTGAAGAAGCAGGTTGGGCAGATATGGGAATGTGCAATTCGCGCTCGTCTAAGACTAAAAAACACATTTTCTGCGCACCTGAGTTTGCGTACATGAGCAAGTCTGCGCTGCGAGATATGGCAGAGCAAAAACCTGTTGCAAAAGTTGTAGCGATTAAGTAGACTAGTTGCAACAATTCTCTCTAATTGTTAGTTCATGTGTTCCTCAATTATCGGCTCGGATGATTGGGGAATTTTTTTGGCATTTGGTTTCGTGGCAAAAATTTGCAAATCGTTTCGTGGTAAATTTTTGACGTTCATTAGATTTGAAATCCTAGCCCCTACCAGAATTGAAAATCCGACCTTATCAAATAACCATCAAATAAGATTTTGCGCGTGATTTTACGCGCGCGCCTGGCATTGTATAGTGTGTTTTTATAGCCTTTATTGGCTTGCTGTAATCTGATTGAATGGTAGGTGATAGGCTAGTATTGCTAAACTATTTATTGCAGTCTATAGGCTATTGTAGGCCGTTAAATGGTAGGCAATAAAAAAGGCCTATTAAGGCCTTGCTATTGTTTGATGCCATAAAAAAAAGCGCTCTTTCGAGCGCCTTCTTGTTTAGTTTTCCAGTAATATCGCCAAAATGGCAAACTTTACCAGTATTAAAAATATTATTATCATAATCTCATTGCCATAATGATGTTGGTTTGATAAGTATCGCGATTAATTTGAATCAAACTATCACGAAACGATAACATAATTTTTTCGTCGGTATAGCATTCAAGCGCGTTGAGTAAGTAACCGACGTCGATACCTTCACTCGCTTTTGTACCGCTTGAATGAATGAAGGGTACACTCGCAAGCGTATCACCATGATGATTAAAATCTAGCGTTCTATCAGTAACAGTTAACATCACGCCTTGCAATTTAGGTGGTAAAAACGGCGTAACGTCCTTTATTGCCTGGATTAATAGTTTTCTATTAATGTCAACGTCACCATTAATTGTAGTGCTAAACACTTTTGAAAAATTAGGGTACCTGCTATCAATTAACCGCGTTTCAATAGTCCAATCAACGCCTGTAAATTTAGCGTGGCTTTCTGTCACTGTCATTAGAAAAGATGTTTTAATTTTACTTAATATGAGTAACGCCTCACTTGGAATTATCGCGCTAAAATCCGGCCCCGACTCACCTATCGCGGTATTCATAACAAGTTGGTGTCCGTCGCTACCAACCACTTGCAATTTATTATTTTCTCTTTTAAATTGCATACCCTTTAAATAATATCGTACTTCCTTTGGCCCGCCCGTCATTTTTAACCACTTGGCATTTATAAAGCCGGCGGGAATATATTGAATGCCGGTGATTCTATTGTCATCCTTAGCACCTGGAAAAAACTCGCGTTCAGATAATGGCAGCGCGTTACCTTTTACAGTTAAATTAGCATCGATATCGGTTAATTTGAATGCTTTAATTTTAGCTAGCTCTAAAACCGCGCTTTTATTGTGATGCTTATATAATTCAACATTTAATGTTGAAGTGTTTACTTTTACGCAATCGCTTTCAAACTTTGCGACGTGATACCCTGACGCGCGTTCTTTTAATGCTTGTTTTACTACTTCAGCGAAAATTATATTTTTCATTTTTAAGCCTTATTTTTATTAGGTGCAAAATTACACCGCATAACGCGCGACCTAATCACGCGCTATACGTTGGAATTTTTACGCGGTCCACGCCTTGCAAGCGCGTCGGCTTAGATAGTAAACGGCGCTTTTATCTGATAATTGATATTCGCTAAGCATAACGCGCGCTTCTTTCATAGTGTTGAACGCGTCGACGGTTTCAAGATAACCCTCACTTTTACGTTGAATGTAAATCATAGCGCGGGCTCTACTTTTGACGCGTCAAAACAAAATGCATAGCCGCGCCCATCGGCGCTATCACCATATCTCATATTTTCAAAATTCCAGTCTAGTTTGTTTTTTTCTATTAAAGCCTTAACGGCTTCAAAATGGCAGTCAACGCCGCTCAACTCGCAAGGATATGAAATAGTCGCTTGAAACCCTTTGAAGTCACCATGCGCTGCAGTGTAAGCTTTAATTCTACTTCCACGTGAATTTGACGCGCTTATATATTTGGTATGTATTGCAATCATTGTTATTCTCTCTCTATAGTGTAGTCAATGTAAGCAGTCGTCGGAATTGACGACTTGCAAAACAATATACAGCAATAAAAAGTAAATGCAACACTATTTGTTACGAATAGGCGTTTTGTAGGTGGTGTGTAGGCGGTGTGTAGTCAGTTAAATGATACTTAGACTACCCACGCGCAACCCCGCGCCACTATTGGCTTGGGAGTGTTGTAGTCAGTTGTAGGTAGTATATTTATTATAAGATAAGATTTATATAATATACCATAATAATAATAAGGTATATAATAATATAAATAAAAGACGTGCAGTTGAAGTTATACCCACAACTAACCACAACCGCGCAAACCCACGCCGACACTGGGGGGAGGCGTGGGCAATACCCCTGTTTTGAATTGCCTACATATACCCACTCTACTGACTACAAACCTTGCAAGCCTTATAAATCAATGACATACAATAACGTCAAATAATTGACACTTAGCCTTAATCCTCTGTAACCCGCGTATTTCGTGACGTCCAGCGATAGGGGGGGGGTTCTTTTGAGAAATAAAGCGCAGGCGGGGAGGACTTGACAAGACGACTGGCGGGGGCATTATCTCCAACGTTTGCATTTTTCCTATACTATTTGCATTTTCCATACATACCGTCAAATAAATGACACAACGTCAAATAAATGACGCATAGGGGGGGGGCGTTCATTTTCAAAGAGGGTGCAAAAGATTCACAGACAAAAAAGCCGTTTCCATATATATTATAAATAATTTTTAACAAGCTAAGGATTCATGCGACCATGCAATCATTTCCATATTCACCAAGAGAATTAAAAGTCACAGAGGCGCGTCTAAACGCCATTTACGATGCGTCAGCACTTGGGCTAAAGGGTGACAAGCTCGCCCTCGCTGCAGGGCTACTTCCAAGCGAGTATCGGCAGTTGTGCCAACTCGACCCAAACGTTGAGTTGATGACGATGAAGGGCGCCGCTGACGCAGAGGCGCAAATGGCACAGGTGCTAAAAGACGCGGCGCTAGGGGGCGATACAAAAGCGGCGTTAGCAATTCTTCAAAATGTACACGGGTGGGCAAGTGCTAAGGAGCAGAATAAGGTGGCGTTTGGCATCACTAACGCGGACGGTACAGCGACAAGCCTTGTCATAGGGTGGGAGTCATGAAGGTTGTCATTCCCTACAAGCCAAGAGATGTGTTTAAGCCGCTACACGCGAGAAAAGAAAGATGGGCGGTTGTGGTCGCTCACAGAAGGGCGGGCAAGTCGGTAGCGTGTATTAACGAATTGATAAAGTGTGCTTGTACAGACTCTAGTGGGGATGGTAGGTATGCCTACATCTGCCCATACTACTCACAGGCAAAACAAGTAATCTGGGATTATTGTAAGACGTTTACAAAACCCATACCCAACATAAAGGTGAACGAAAGTGAATTACGACTCGATTTTCCAAACGGGGCGCGTATTCAGTTATTTGGTGCTGACAATCCTGACAGGTTGCGCGGTCTTTACTTTGACGGGATTATTGCTGACGAGTATGGCGATTGGAAGTCAACTGTATGGCCGTATGTTATCCGTCCTGCGCTGGCTGACCGCAAAGGGTGGGCGATAATTATTGGAACGCCAAAGGGTAAGAATAGCTTTTACGAACGCTTTGAAGCGGGCAAGCAAGACAAGGACTGCTTTACCTTGCTGCTGACCGCATCTAATTCGGGAATTCTTGACCAAGAAGAAATTGACGCGCTGAGAAAGGAATTGTCGGAGGACGCATGGCTACAGGAGATGGAGTGCAACTTCGACGCGGCGATTCCGGGGGCGATATACGGTAAGGAGATGTACGAAGTGAAACAGTCAGGTAGGGAAAGACCGTGCTATGACCGTAAACTCAAAACATTCGCGGCTATCGATTTGGGATGGAGCGACGACACGGCAATTTGGTGGTTTCAAGTGGCGGGTAAAGAGCTTAGGTTTATTGACTGTTACAGCAACAGTGGGATGCCCATCGCGCATTATCATGACATTTTGCAGAGTAAAGGCTATGATTATGGCGAATGGCTGTATCTGCCGCACGACGCGAAGGCTAAATCTTTGCAGACGGGCAGAAGTATTGAGGAGCAATTTCGCTCGCTTGGTTGGTCACCTAGAATTGTCCCAAATATATCACTTATGGACGGGATACAAGCCGCTAGGTTATCATTAGCAGACTGTTGGTTTGACCCAAGCTGTAAAGAGGGGATGGAAGCGCTCACACAGTACCAAAGAGAGTATAATGTGGAGAAAAAGGTGTTTAATGAACGACCCAAACACGATTGGACATCTCACTTTGCTGACGCTTTCCGGTACGCGTGTCTTGCATGGCGTGAACAACGCCCTGAAGCAGCGGCAAAACCCAAAGCGAAATACTGGGAAGACCAGTCCTTAGAGGAGTTGTGGGAACACAGCTCGAAACGTAGAGGTAGACGAATATAATGAGTGACAAACTATCAGCACAGCCTTGGCACGACGAAATATCGCGCTACCAAGAAGAATATAAGAAGTGGACGGAGCGTGGCGAGAAGATTGTCAAGCGCTACCGTGACGAGCGCAAAGACGCAGAGCAAGCGGACGCACGATTTAATATTCTTTGGTCTAACGTACAGACACTAAAGCCTGCCATTTACGCAAAACCGCCCAACCCTGAGATTTCAAGACGCTTTGACGATAGAAATGACGCCGGCAGAGTAGCAAGCATAATTTTAGAGCGCGTTCTTGATTTTGAAATTAAAGAATACCCTGATTTTCACGACACGCTGTCTTGCGTGGTGGACGACAGACTGCTTCCGGGCAGAGGCGTGGCATGGCTGCGCTACGAACCTAAGATTGAAGAATTTGAGCCTCAAATTACCAATTATACGGAAGTGGGTGATAGTGAATATACCGCAGAGCGCACACCGGATGAAGAAAACGGGTTAGCACAGACTGAAGTCTATGAACAAGTAGTGTCCGAAACGACTCCGGTGGATTATGTCTACTGGCAGGACTTTGCACATCTACCTGCTCGAACATGGGACGAGGTGACATGGGTAGCGCGTCGCGTCTATATGACGTTAGATGAAGGGATTGAGCGTTTTGGCGACATTTTTGAGAAAGTCCCGTTAACTAACACGTCAAACCGTAAAGACGGCGACAAAGAAACCACTAAAGCCGATAAAAAAGCGGAAATTTGGGAAATTTGGAGCAAAGCTGAAAAATGCGTTTATTGGATTGCGGATAATTACGATGTCATCCTAGACCACAGAGATGACCCTCTAGGCTTGACTAGCTTTTACCCCTGCCCTAAGCCTTACTTTGCCACTACATCAACAGGGACGCTGATTCCTGTAGCTGATTTCTTACTTTATCAAGACCAAGCAGACGAAATTGACGAGTTAACAGGTCGAATCAAGCATTTGACCAAAGCGCTCAAAGTGATGGGTATTTACGCGGCGGACGAGCCTGCGATTGAACGCTTGATGAAAGAAGGTAATGATGGGGTGCTTGTTCCTGTCAAAAACTGGGCGGCGTTTGTTGAAAAAGGCGGATTGCAAGGCGCGGTTCAGTTTATGCCACTTGGCGACGTTGCGTCAGCACTGCAACAGCTTTATCAAGCGCGTGAATCATGTAAACAAATTATTTACGAAACAACAGGGCTTTCCGACATTATGCGTGGCGCGTCGGTAGCGAGTGAAACAGCGACAGCGCAGC